AAGACCTCCTGGATGTCGGGGTCCTGCGCCTGCACGAAGCGCCCCGCGGTGTAGGACGTCGCGATGTTCGTGGCGTAGACGGTGTCGGCGTAGGACTTCGTCCAGCCCTCGATCTTCGCCCCGACGTCGGCGATCGCCTGCGTCGCCGACTCGCGCGAGCGCCCGGCGAGCGCCTCGCCGAGCAGCCTCTGGACGTTCTGCGTCACCTCCACGTCGACGGACTTCGCAGCCGCCACGGCGTGCTTGGTCGCGTAGAGCACCTGGACCTGCTTGTAGCCGAACGCCAGCCTCGGCTCGCGCCGGAGCATGTCGGCGATCGCCTCCTCGAAGCGGATCGGGTCGATCAGTGGTGTGGTCGCCCGCGCGAACTCGCGCACCGCCTGGCGCCGCTGGTAGCTGCGCGCGCCGAGTTCCGCGGCGTCCGCCTCGAGGAGCAGCCGCCGCGCGCCGAGCAGCGACCCGAGCACGACCGTCTGCTCGATCAGCGTTCCAATGCGCTCGAGCGCCGCGCGCGTCCCGCCGCCGTCGGCGTGGAGCTGCGCGTCGGCGAGGTCCACCATCGCGCGCGAGAGCGGCGACGAGGACCGCGCCTGCAGGCGGTCCAGCTCCTCGATGGGGTGGACGAGCGGCATCAGTTCGCGCCCAGGAGCTCTTCGAGGTTCGGGAGCTCGCGCAGGCCGTGCAGGTCGGGGAGGCCCGCGGTGCCGGCGGACGCGTTGGGGTTCTGCGGGCCCTGGAGGATGAGCACGTCGTCGTTCGCGCTCGGCATCGAGAAGCCCGTCTTCTCGTAGACCTCGGAGCGCTTGAAGGGCACGCCCATGGGCCCGAGCTTCTGGACGATGTCGGCCGCCTCGGTCGGGTTGTCGCGCTCGATCGGCTCGGGGTGGTACCGCGGGGGCTTCGCGCGGCTGAGGCCGAGCGACGCGAACTGCGGCGCGTTCATGCGCTCGATCGCGCCGCCGATGTCGCGCGTCAGGTACTCGAAGAGCAGCTTGCGGTCGTACC